CTCCTTCGATAGCCGCCGGCCCTGGGATGCCTTCAGAAGGTGCTCGGCATCCGCCTCGGCCCGGAGACCCAGGCCGAACTCATTGAAGATGTCCACCGAGAAATCTTCGGGGAGCTGCTTCCGTATCCAATGGCCCGCCAGCCGGAAGCATTCCTCAAGCCCGTTTTCGCACGACCGAATCCATGCTTGGGCGTCCGTGTCGGCATTTGCCTCGTCAATCGCCTTCCCGGTCGCGGTATCCGTCCCGGATCGCCGGCGGATGAGCGGCTGAAGACCTAGCAACTCCATCTGTCCCTCGAGATCCTGGAGCGCCACGCGCAACGCTTCGACGCCAGCCCCCGAGTGCTCGACGAAATTCATTCGCGCATCCGGATTCGTGCTCGCGTAGGTCCTCCCGGCGCTGATCGTGTTGAATTGCTGCTTTTCTTCCTCTTTGACGCCGGTGACGAATCGCGTGGGAACCGCCACGACATGCTTGATGTTTTGGTAATCGCTCGATTCCTGCCAATGGCGCAAATTCAGCCACGCCAAATCTTCAAGCGGCGGCATCGACTGCATGAATCCGGTGCGGGTGAAGTACACCGTCACCCACGGGATCGCCTTGCGCGGAACGCCGTCCGTCATTCGAGCCCGCCCGGACGAATCCAGCTCGGTGAATGTGTGCGTTCCCTCTTCCACGAGCTGATAGGTCCCGGTCGCGGTGGCCCCGGTCTGCTTCCAGAGTTCCCATCCGTCCAGCGTCCACTTGCGGATATAGGTCACTTCCTCGTCGCCGCCCGTGGCGAGCGGATCGGTCCTCAGCTCGCGCCAACTCGCCTCCGTCAGAACCTTTCGCCCCTCGGGAGATTTCTCCCACCTCCAGTTAATCAGGTCGGGTGGCGACACATGGACGAAATAGGGGTAGGCCCCCGCCTGGCGCTCCTGGTCGGCACGCATCGACCCGACCGAGGGGAAATCGACGAGGATATGCGTCATCCCCCATTTCAGCGCGTCGAGGAAAATGTCCTTGGAAAACTGCGTCAGGTTCCGCCCGGAGAAATCGGCGTTTTCCAGGATGGGCTCAAGTTCCGGCGGAAGTTCGCCGTTGATCGTCACGTCGCGGGAGAATGGCTTTGCGGTGATTCGCCGCACCGTGTCCGCAAATGCGCCGAACAGCACCGAGCGGGTCAGCCGGTGCCGATATTGGGTCAGGTGCTCTTTTTCCTCCATCGGGAGCCATTTCGTCATCGCGTCCCGCATGGCCGGCGTCGAGCCCATCAGGTCAAGGATAAGATCCCCGATCTTCCCGGAGCCGAACATCGCCGCATAAGCGACCGATTCGGTTCCAATATTCTCCATCCCACCGCCCTCTCTATTTTCCCCCGCCGGCCTGGTCTCGAATGGTCCAGGGGTCGGGGACTTTTAGACCAATGTCACGGTTCTGTCGCTCGAGTTCGTTCGTCCAAACCTTCATGTGGATGCCGTTCCAGCTGTCGCCGGTCAGGTGCTCGAAATCGATTAGTCTCTTGTCGATGATGGAGAGCGTTTCGGAAATTGTCTCGAATCGCATCTCCGTCATTCTCTGGATTTCCCGAAACCTGCTATCGATATACCCCAAAAGCCCGAGAAGCCCGGCAATGACGACAGCCAAGAGTGAAATCGAAATGGCCGTGTTCTTGTCGAGTCTTACGGAACTTCCGGCCCCGTTCCCGTTCGCCATGGAACTCCGCTCCGAGCAGGCCGCTCATGTTGCTATTTCCTCTTGGCGATCCCCCTGGATACCGCATATCCCCCCACGGCGCTCGAAATGATGACGCTCCCGGCCTCGCTCTGACCGACGATGACGAGGATGATCCCGAGGAACATGGCGACAAGCGCGAGAAGGAATTCCCGCTCAAGCCAAGGGGGCTTGGATGGGGTATCCGCTTGCGGGGTTTCGGGTGCCGGTGTGGTCACGATGCTGGCGCCGCCTTCTTCTTGCCCTGGCGGTAACTCAGCCACGAGGTCGCGGCCAGAAGCAGCAGATTGCCCCCCGCGAGCGCGATCCAGTCGAAAGGGGGCGGAAGCACCTCGGCGGCGAACTCTGTGCCTTGCGTGATCTGCGATTCGTGGTCAACCACCGTCTGCGCTGCCTCGTCTGCCTTCTCTTGCAACGCCGCACAACCGACCACGAACAGAGCGAGTGCAATCACGAAGAGCGCATAGGGCGCAATCTTGAGCATCGCATCGTCTCCTAAAAGCATGGGCGGGGATCGCGGCCCCCGCCCACACCGTCCGAAAAGGAAGAGCCAGATATTTGGTTACGCATGAAGCGTTACGCCTTCCGGTGAATGCACTCTCTTCGGACGCTACAAAATCATGGGAAGGAGCCAAAGAGAAATCCGGCGGTTTGCTAAAGCAGGAACTCGGTAAACGTGCGGTCCTGCAAGGGGTACCGTTCGTGGATGTAATACCCCAGCGCATCCGTGACGTGCGTGAGCCATTGATCGGATTTGTCCAGCTCGCCCGCCGAGCCCTCGACGACGCAGACCCCCTCGAGGTCCTTGACCACATACGGCGCTTTCCACGGATCGACCAACATTCTGATTTTCTGCTGCGTATTCAAAAGGCGGCAATTTACTGCGTTGACGCGATCCTTTTCCCTTGGGTTGGATCGCGGCACCCGGTCGCGGATTCGGTCGCCAAAGGATTGCCGCAGCTCCTGGCGGATGATTTGCCAGTCGGTTCCCTCGGTCTTGGCAGAACCTCGAGCCCCGCCCGTCACATCGCCATAAATGTGGATTTCGCCCGTGTGCTCGTTTTTCCAATTCTCTGCGAGCGCCCGGCAAACCATCGGGGTGGTCGATCCGTCACGAATCCAGACCTCCCCGATAATCGCCGTGAAATGATCCTCCACGTTGGCCGGCAACTCCCGACCGCGTTCCTGATACCAGGCCCGAGATTGCTCCTGGCAGACGACCGCGACCCCAGGGCTCACGTTGAAGTCGAAACAAAAGATGAGCGGCGCGGTCGGCCAATGATCCAGCTTGATCGCCCCATGCGTTTCCCGCTGGAAGGCATAATAGGCCCGCCCCGAGAAGGTCTCGAAACTGCCCTCATACTCCTGGCGAAAGGTGCGCGGGTCCAGGTCCCGCTTTGCCGCTTCGATTTCGGTGGCGTCGAGAATGTCGGAACTCGGCCACCAGAAACTTTCCCAATCCTCGAGCGTTCTGGCCTTTTCCACGAGCTCATACCAATGGTTCCGGCCCTCGGGTACACCAAACAGGTTGGCGCTCCCCAGCCTTCCGGGAGTCGAGAGTGCCGGGCGCAAGTGCGCATACCACGCCTCGGGCTTCATGTTGGCGAACTCGTCTACGGCGGCAAAGTCTACCGACACCCCCTCGATGCGCTCCGGGCGGTCCATCCCCACAACCACCAGCTGCGTGCCCCACGGCATCTCGAGGGTGAGGTCGGTTTCCCGTATCCGCCCGGTCGCCCAGGGCGGGACCAACGCCTTGAGGTCGGTCCAGAATATCCGCTTGGCCTGGTCGCGTGTCGGGGCGCAGAAAACATAAAGCAGGTCGGCATAGCGGAAATCCTCGAGCGCCCGGAGGATCGGTTCCCGTTTCCCCATGATTTCGGTTTTGCCGGATCGCCGGCCGGAGTGGCAGGTCTTGAATCGGGCGGGGCTATGCAGGATGCGGGAATAGACCGGATGGGGCTTGAGCGGATACCAACGGGGCGTTAGCGTCTCGGCGCTGATCGCTAATCATCCTGAAGGATGCTGTGGCGACCCTCGGAGACTGCCCGGCGAAGGCGCACCACGAGCTCGTCATCCTCGAGCGTGGCGGATATGATCTGCGTGGCCTTCCCGAGCGTGCGATCCAGGACCTCCCGAGCCGCCTTGATGTCCCCCCGCTTCGCCTTCGATAGAAGCATCTGGAGGACCTCCACCAGGTCGTCGGTGGTGATGGCCCTAGCAATGGCCTGCCGATAGTCCCCCAGGCGCTTCCAGTTGGGGTTGCCGGGACCGGGCTGGTTGTGCCCCTTGAGCCACCGTCCGGACGGGTCGCGGTTCGGGTCTTTCCGTCTCGCCATGTTTTCCGCTTTCTTAGCGAAACTAATCAGTTTATACGCAACGCCCTAGACAGCTACAGCTTGGATATTTCGTACCAACTCACGCCGGATTCGCCAAAGCGGAAAATCTGTTGCAATATGAGAATGACTTGTGCATAGTTGGGTTACTCCAGAAGCGGCATGCCGGGCCTGCGAATCGGCATGCGGGAGTTGCCTGCGGAGGCAGATGTCAAAATCGCCTGACTCACCGCAGGCATTTTTTTTCGCTTGCGACAAGCAGATGTGCGTCGTATTACCGCTCTAGGGGACTTTCTCGGAGCGTGTCGTGGACCGAAATGGATTGGTCACGACCACCGAGGCGGCAAGATTCCTTGATCTTTCGAGTCAGGCGTTGCTACGTCTCGTGCGTTTGGGTCGCATTCGTGCGATTCGTGGCATGGGTAAGGGCTATCGCTTCCTACCCTCCATGCTTCTGGAGGATGCGAAGCGGATGGGGATGGCCGATTGCGATGGCTCGGCGGCGATGGGGAACGGTCTACCGCCACGGGGGCCAATGGTATGTCCGTTTTTGGGTCGGGGGGAAAAGGGTTTGCCGCCGTGCTGGCCCTACCAAGGACCTTGCGCAGCTCCTTCTGAACCGCCTGGAAATGGAAATCAGGACCGCTGAGGTACTCGGACTCCCGCAGGTGTCGGGGATTGCGTTCCAGGAACTCACGCGGCGGTATCTCGGTTCCCTCGAGGGGAAGCAGTCTGCCTCGACGGTGCGCGACAAGCGGAACCGTGTCGGGCAGCTTCTCAAGGTGTGGCCCAATCATTCCGCGAGCGCCATCACGGCCGAGCAGGTTCGGCTCTGGACGGATCGCCAGTTTCGTCGGGGCCTCTCGAGCGCCTCGGTGAATCGGATGCTCTCCCTTCTCAGCGCGATGATGCGATGGGGGGTGGAGCGCGGCTACTTGGCCTCGAATCCGGTCGCGGAAATCCGCCGGGGCCGCGAAGCCTCCAGGGCCTTCCCGTATCCCTCCCCCGCCGATCAGGAGAAAATCTTGGCGCGAATGCCGGAAGAAATTCAACCCGCCGTGAGGCTGGCTCGAGATGCCGGGCTTCGGGCCGGCGAAATCGACCGCTTGACGGTCGGAGACATCGACCTCGGAGCGAATGAAATCGTCGTAAGGGTATCCAAATCAGGGCATTATCGCCGGATGCCCCTTCTGGCGCAGCTTCGTAAGCGCCTGGTTCCCTTGCTTGGGGGGCGGTCGCTCTCGGAGAAACTGTTGAATTTTAGACTTCCCTCAGGTATGTTTTATCGAAAATGGGATGAGGGTTGCGCCCGAGCTGGCGTAGCCGGTTTGCGGTTTCACGATCTGAGGCATTGGTGCGCGTCGAATCTCCTGCGTGCAGGGGTATCCCTGCCCGATGTCCGGGAGTTCTTGGGGCACCGATCCCTCGCGGCAACATTGCGGTACATCGACCACGTTTCCGCCGGCGCCAAGCAGCGCGTCCAGCGCCAGCTCGAGAATTACCTGGCCCCGAGAAAATGGGCGGATCGGGGAGAGAAGGGTGCCGAGCATGAAGGGGAAGGCGGCGTGGGTCCTGATTCTGCTCGCGGTCGGATGCGGCCCGGAAGATCCGAACGCCTGGAAAAGCAGAACTAATCACCTTGGTGCATTCCTGGCCGCAGAGGATTTCGTCAAGCGCGAACTCGTATCCCCCGGAACG